CAAGATGATTTTGAATTACTATGTTGGGACTTTGTTTCAACACCATCTAATCCAGGTTCATATATGCAATTAGTAAAAGAAGGTAAAGAAATACCAACTAATTCATATCTTAAGGTTAATTCAATTTTAACCGAAATTCTTTGTGCAAACGGAACCTGCCCAATATTTTAACCCCTCTTAGGATAGTATCCTTTGATCGACCCTCCCCTAAAAAGGAGGGTTTCTTATTTTTGCGATTTTAAAGAATCTTCATATACGTATATTCGTAATATGCGGTTTTCTTATATCGCATTATCAAGAAAATATTCTATTACGCTTCGACATTAGTCAACAATAAGCGTACTTCCAACAAAAATTATTTGAGGACAAAAAACAAAATGGTAAACAGAGACTTATTGAAAGAAGCCATTGCCGATGCTAAAGCAGTTAAGGAAACTGCCATCGCCAATGCAAAGGCCGCTCTTGAAGAAGCTTTTACTCCGTATTTGAAAGAAAAGTTAGCTGCAAAGCTTTCTGAAATGGATGAAATGGATGAAGCAGAAGAGATGACCGAAATGAAGGAAAAGGAAATGAAGGAAAATTACGAAATGGATGAAACTAAAGAAATGGATGAGGCAGCCGAAATGGATGAAGCCGCTGAAATGGACGAAGCTAAAGAAATGGACGAAATGGACCTTGATGAACTTTTAAGAGAACTTGACGCTATGGATGAAGAAGATTCAGCTATGGAAGAAGGTAAAGCCGCTTACGAGTACGAAAAGGGAAAGAAAGCTGGTGAGAAAGAAGCAATGAATGAAGAAGAAGATCTATTAAATGATCCTAAAGGTCCTACAGCTCACGGTAACGTAGCTGAAGCTGACGAAGAGGAAGGTTACACAGACGAAGATGCTGACGGTGTTGAAGATTCAGAAGATGAAGAAATCGATATCGAAAACATGGACGAATCTGATCTTAAATCTTTCATTGAAGGAGTAATCGCCGACATGGTAGCCGCTGGTGAATTAGAAGGTGGTCATGAAGGTATGGAAGGCGAAGAAGGTGAAGAAGAAGAAAGTGAAGAAGAAGTTGAAATCAACGAACGTAAAAAGTACGGTGGTAACAAAGGTGATGTTCCTGCTAAAAAGCGTGGCGATAAAAAAGACACAGCTGAAGAAGAAGGAGTTGAAGATTACAAGAAAAAGCTTAAAGAAATGAAAGCAGAACTTGATGAAGCTTACAACGCATTATCTACTATTAAAACTGAATTACACGAAGTTAATTTGTTCAACGCTAAATTGCTTTACACAAACAAAATCTTCAAAGCTAAAAACTTGACTGAAAGTCAAAAAGTAAAAGTATTGGCCGCTTTTGACAAAGCCGCTAGTGTTAAAGAAGCTAAATTAGTATTTGAAACCTTATCTGAAGGTATGAAAGAAACTAAGAAAACTGTTAACGAATCAATGTTAAGAGGATCTGCTTCTAAACCTACTGGAGTTGCTGAAAAGAAACCAATTCTTGAAGTAAACGATCAATTTGCTAGATGGCAAACATTGGCCGGAATTAAAAAATAACTAAAAACTTAAAAACAAACAAAACAAAAAAATGTCAAACGTACAACAATTATTAGAAAGCTCTGCTGGCTCTTGGAAGAGTTTGCAAAGCGACGCTGCTAAACTTGCTGGAAAATGGGCTAAAACTGGCTTATTGGAAGGTTTAGTTGAAGTGGACAAAAACAACATGTCCCTTTTATTAGAAAACCAAGCAAAACAATTGGTAACTGAATCAAACCAAATCTCTACTAACTCTTACTTCACTTCAGGTGGACAGGGTGAAAACTGGGCTGGTATTGCTTTACCTTTGGTTCGTAAAGTATTCGGAACCATCGTAGCTAAAGAATTCGTTTCAGTTCAACCAATGAACATGCCTTCTGGTCTTGTGTTCTTCTTAGATTTCCAATACGGTAACACTAAGAACCCATTCCAAACTGGTGGTTCTTTGTATGGTACTCGTGACACTGCTTCTCAGTTCCCATTCTCAACTCCTAGTGCATCTGGTGGTTTATATGGTACTGGTCGTTTCACTTACTCTACTAACTTATTCTCAGCTTCTGCTCAGTCTATTGCTTCTGCTTCTTATGTTTCTTCAGCATCTTTCCAAGATGTAAACTTTGATCAGAACTTCTCAGCTTCAGTTGCTAACGGAACTATTAAAGAGATTATTTTCCCTTCAGCTAGTGTTTATATGCCTGCATTTGACCAAGAAGCTGTTCGTGGATTTATTTTAACTTCTGGTTCTATTACTGTTGCTAAGTGTTTTAACCAATTCACTACTTACAACTACGCTACTGATACCATTAACTTCTACGTTTCTGCTTCAACAGCTGAAATTGGACAAACTACTATTCCTTTTGTTTCTTACACTAAGAATGGTTCACAAGATGGTATTAACACAGTATCGGGTAACAACGGTGGTACTGCAAACTTAAGTGGTTCAGGTCGTGGTGATTTCGAAGCTTCAGGATCGTTCTCTATTCCTAACAGCGCTTCTCTTTCACAAATCGTTATCCCTGAGATCAACGTAAGAATGCAATCTCAAGCCATCACTGCTAAAACCAAGAAATTGAAAGCGGTATGGACTCCTGAATTTGCACAAGATTTAGCTGCTTACCAAAACATCGACGCTGAAGCTGAATTGACTAACATCATGAGCGAGTACATTTCAATGGAAATTGATTTGGAAATCTTGGATATGTTGATCGAAGATGCTGCTGCTGCTACTGAGTACTGGTCAGCTGCTAACAACAACGTTTACAACGCTTCTACTCAGTTGTTCTCAACTGGTGGTTCTGCTTTTTACAACACACAAGGTCAATGGTTCCAAACTTTAGGTACTAAAATCCAAAAAGTATCTAACAAGATTCACCAGTTGACTTTACGTGGAGGTGCTAATTTCTTGGTTACTTCTCCTACAGTAGCAACTATCTTGGAATCAATCCCAGGATTCGCTTCTACTTCAAACGGTGAAGCTGATCAAATGGAATACGCTTTCGGTGTACAGAAAATCGGAACTGTAAACGGTCGTTACAAAGTTTACAAAAACCCTTACTTGACTGAAAACTTGATCCTTATGGGTTACAGAGGTTCTCAGTTCTTGGAAACTGGTGCTGTATTCGCTCCTTACATTCCTTTAATCATGACTCCATTGGTGTACGATCCTGATACCTTCACTCCACGTAAAGGTTTATTGACTCGTTACGCTAAGAAGATGTTACGTCCTGAATTCTACGGTAAGATTTACATCGATAGCTTAAACACTATCTAATCTTAGTAAAGGAATAACATTTCTGTAAAGAAGCCCCGAGAAATCGGGGCTTTTTTTAACTAGTATAGGCCTGTATAATATGTATAGTAAATACAGTTACACTAAATTAAATTTTATGAAAGAGACTCCAAGTCAGTTACCAATTCAAAGTTTCGTTATGAACTTTCCATTCTCATTATCAACAGCAGACCCAAATAACATTTGGATGCAAGAGTTAACAGATGAGGAATTAACAATTAACAAACCTAAGGCATACAAACAATTTATGGATTTGTATAATTTTGTTGCTGGTGGTGCTTTAGTTAATCTATTACCCTCAGAAGGTAATTTCCAAGACCAAGTTTATGTAGCTAATTTAGGTATTTATTTACCTCATATTAAAAACGAAAACCATATTATTTTATCTAATTTTACTTCTGATCCTCGTAAAGGTGAAGAATTAGTTGGAGAAAAATACTTTAATCAAATGGGTTATAAAACAGCTATTTCTCCATACAAATGGGAAGGTGAGGCCGATTTAAAATACCTTTACGGAAACAAATATATTGGTGGTTATGGTATTCGCTCAAACATCAAAGCATATGAATGGATGGAAGAAACATACAATATGGACATTCTTAAAGTAGCTATGGTTGATGAATATTTGTATCACTTAGATTGTTCTATTTTTGCATTAAATCAAGACCAGACATTAGTTTGTACTGAATTGTTTGATGAGGAAGAATTACAAATGATTGAAAAAGAAACAGAAATTATTGATATCCATGTTGATGATGCTTTGTGTGGATTAACAAATTCTGTAAGAATGGGTAACATGATTATGTGTGCCTCTAATATTTCTGAATTAAAAAAATCACATGAATATTATGAAGGTGAAAAACATAAAATTGAAACACTAGAAAAGATTTGTAGCGATGCTGGTATGGAACCCGCTATTTTCAATTTATCAGAATATATGAAATCAGGTGCTATGTTGTCTTGTATGATGATGCACTTAAATCGAGTTGATCACAATAAAACCTTATTATAATGGCACAAACATTACAAGAGTGGTTAAGTACTGAAGTTAAACAACTTCAAAAGATGCCTGTAGGCGAATTATCTAATGTATTTTTCTTTAGAGACCCAATTCGTCCTAATTACATTGATCATGAGCATTTTTACTCTCCAGCTGATGGAACTATTTTATACCAAAAGTTTATTAAAGATCCTACTGAACCTATAGTTGAAATTAAGGGTATGAATTATACTCTTCAAGATGTTATGGGCGACGATGAATATAATAAACCTTCACTAGTTATCGGTATATTTATGTCATTTTATGACGTTCACATTAATCGTATACCCTACGGAGGTCTGCTGTCATATAAACCACTAGACGCGATTCAATCGACAAACAAACCAATGTTAGCGGTTGAAAAAGATATATTAAATAAAAAAATTAACCCCGCAAACATGGAGTATTTAAAGTATAACGAACGTATGTGGAATAAAATTTATTCACCATCTTTAGATTATACTTATTACTTAATTCAAATTGCAGACGAGGATGTAAACGTAATTGCTCCATTTACTATGGATCAAAACGATGTTTTTGCTCAAAATGAAAGATTTTCTTTAATTAGATGGGGTTCACAAGTTGATTTAGTGTTACCGTTAGATGATAGATATGATTTCGAGTTATGTTTAGATGATGCTATGCATGTTAATGCTGGCTTAGACCAACTTGTAAAAATTAACTTCAATGAATACACAACCTAACCATGAAGACGAGATCTTCAAAGAAAAGCGTAAACCAAAAAATCCAATAACATTTAAATTACAATTAAACGAGGAACAAAAACAGGCTAAAGCTAAAATATTAGAAAGTACTATTACTTTACTAGCAGGAGCAGCAGGTTCAGGTAAAACATTACTTGCTTGCCAAATTGGTTTAGAACGTTTATTTATGAGAGAAGTTGAAAAGGTAATTATTACCCGACCAACTGTATCAAAAGAGGAAATTGGATTTTTACCAGGTGATTTGAGAGAAAAAATGGATCCTTGGGTTCAACCAATTTATCAAAACATGTTTTTACTCTATAATAAAGAAAAAGTAGAAAAATGTATTGCTGAAGGTCAAATTGAAATTGTTCCTGTATCATTTATGAGAGGACGTACATTTGTAAATTGTATAGTAATTGTAGACGAAGCTCAAAACGTAACACATGAACAAATGGAAATGATTGTTACTCGTATTGGTAAAGGATCTAAAATGATTATTTGTGGTGATGATGCTCAAGTAGATTTAAAACAAAAACGCGATTCTGGATTTAAGTTTTTATATTCGGCTGCTAAACGTATTAAAAATTTAGAAGCAATATCTTTAAAACAAAACCACAGAGACCCAATAGTAGAAGATTTAATTAATCTATATAATGACGCATATGAAAAAGGTATGAGTTTAGGATCTTCAGGTACAAACGGAAGTTCTAAAAAATAAATTAGAACCATACTTTTTCAATATTTATACGAAAAAGGCATGGCAACTTTTACTTCCCAAATATTTGAAATTTTAACACTTAACGGAGACAATGTAGGTTCTTCAGTTACTCAAACTATTAATAACATTAATTATGTAGATAATCGAATCCTTAGCATCCCTACGGGTTCGGTTACTACTATTTTTAATATGGATGCAAATCCTGGTGCAGGAACATTTGTAACCAGTAGTGTACAATATGTTAGAATAACTAATAATTCTGTCGTTGCTCCTGTTAAAATTATTATATCATCTTCTACAGAAGCAATGAGTTATTTAATTGCTACTGGTAGTTCATATATGATGTCTACAAGTAAAATGACAGGAAGTGAAGGTGGATTCAATTTTGCAGATATAAAATCAGTAAAATTACAACCATCAGGATCCGTAGCTAGTGTAGAATATTATATAGCAACAACCTAATAAAAAAATATGGCAAACATACCTATTTGGCCTGGTTCATCCTCATTTGCACAAGTATCAGCTTCGTATGCTACTGGAGTATGGCCACCACCAACCCCATTTGGATTTTACGATAATGATCCTCAATTCCAAGCAGATGCTAATAAAGTAGCTAACTTTTGTGCTTTACGTTTAGGTTATCCTATTGAAAACGTAGAATTACAAGATATTAACTTTTGGGCTGGGTTTGAAGAGGCAACTACTATTTACGGTAATGAACTATATGCTTTTCAAACAAGAGATAATTACTTATCTTTAGAAGGAGCACCAACATCAGTAGATGTTAATGATGATATTGTTACTCCAACCTTTTCTACCATTGTTAGATTATCTCAACAATATGGTGAGGAAGCAGGTGTTGGTGGTAATGTACATTGGTTAAAAGGTAGATTACCTTTAATACCTGGACAACAACGTTATGATTTAGCTAAATGGGCTGAAGATGAAGGTATTGTAGGTGGTATTGAAATTAAAAACGTTTATTATCAATCACCCCCAGCAATTAGTCAATTGTATTCACCTGCTTTATTAGCAGGACAAGGTGGTTTAGGAGGTGTTCCTGCTGCTGGTTTATATGGATTTGGATATGGTGCTGCTAATTACTTAATGATGCCAACAAGTTTTACTATACAAAACGTTCAAGCAATTGAAATGCAGAACACAGTAGCACTTTCAAATTATTCATTTAATATAGTAGATAACATAATTTCAGTATTTCCAGTACCAGGTACTGGAGCTTTTGGTGAAATAGGAGATGATGGTGGGTTAGATTATGGTATTTATTTAGTATTTGATTTTATTAAAGTACAAGATAGAATAGACGCTGCTTTTGCTAATGGTACAAATAAAATTTCAAACACATCAAATGTACCTTATGTAAATCCTGTATACTCTAAAATAAATTCAATTGGTAGAAGTTGGATTTTTGAATATACTTTAGCTAGAGCTAAAGATGCTTTAGGATTAGTAAGAAACAAATATTCATCTATCCCTATTCCAGGAGCAGAAGTTACATTAAATGGTACTGAATTAGTAACATCAGCCGCTGCTGAAAGAGATGCTTTAATTACAAGATTAAGAGAATATTTTGATCAAACTTCACGTCAAGCATTACTTGAAAGAAGACAAGCAGAATCAGTAGCTCGTGTTGCTGAAATTAATCAGGTTCCAATGACAATTTACATAGGATAATATGGCTTTATACGGTGGTGCTCGTGATATATCAATGTTTAGAAAAGTCAACCGAGAGTTGATGGGAAACATTATATCTGAGGAAGTAATATATTACAAATATAATGTAACTACTACTAAAGTTAACATGTATGGAGAATCTTTTGAAGGAAGAAACTATGCTGATCCCGTTGCTTTATTTGCTTTAGTAGAAATTGGACCTCAAGAATCACCAACAAGTGATTTAGGTGTAGATTTTACTTGGACACTTACTTTTAGATTTTTAAGAGATGATTTATTAAGTCCAACTTTAGATTTTAACGCAAGTATGAGTTTTGGTTCAAATTTAAATCCATTACCTGGAACTTATGGGGCAAATATACACCCTGAAGTAGGTGATATTATACAATACCAAAACGGATATTGGGAAGTAGATAATACAAACGCAACTCAATTCTTTACAGGTAAAGATCCTGATTATCCTTATAATAATGGAAATGGTACTCCAAATCCTATTAACCCTGGATTAGATCAGTTTGGTTATAATGTGGAAGTAAGATGTGATTGTCACTATGTTCCTTCAGACAGATTAAATATTATTAATTCAAGAATGTAATGCCAAACGTAAGAAAACCTATACCAAAAACACAAAAACAATTAGGAATAGAACAAAATATTCCTACTTATCCCCAATATGGAGATCCTAATTCATTTAATCCATCACCAACCGAAAATAGAGCTTTACAAACATCTTTCAAAGGAGATACTGTAAAACCTTTTAGTGTTGGTATTCAAGATATAGATGAAGCAATTTTTTATTATTTTGGTAATGTAATTCAACCCTCAGTTATTCAAAATGGTCAAAGATTACCTGTTCCTATAATTTATGGTTCACCTGAAAAATGGAAATCATTCCAAAAAGACGGGTATTATAGGGACCAAAATGGTAAAATACAGGCTCCGTTGATTATGTTTAAACGTAACAGTATAGACAAAAATAGACAAATAGCTAACAAATTAGATGCCAATAACCCACAAAATTTTGGTGTGTTTACTAAAAAATATACTCAACGAAATGCGTATGATAATTTTAAAGTATTAAACAACAGAATACCACAAAAAGAATACTATGCTGTAATAATGCCCGATTATTTAACGGTTACTTATACGTGTGTAGTATTTACTTACTATGTAGAACAATTAAATAAAATAGTAGAAGCAATGGAATATGCTTCTGATGCTTATTGGGGTAATCCTCAACGTTATCAATTTAAAGCAATGATTGATTCGTTTGGTTTTCAAACTGAGTTAGTTGATAATGATGAACGTTTAGTAAGAAGTACATTTGATATAAAAATTAACGGATATATCATACCAGATATACTACAAAAAGACATAACAGCAATTAAGAAATTTTCAAATAAAACAAAAATTATATTCTCAATGGAAGCAACTAATAACCCAGCATTCTTCGAAGGCAACGTAACAGGAGATAGAATTATAACAGAAACAGCTTCTCAAAAAGAAACTCAAAATAGATCAACTGCTATTGGATAATTTGATATTTATATTAGATAACAAACTAGTTTAATGGCGCAAGTAAGATTTTTAGATCAGGTACCGGTTGGTGTATATAATCCTAATGGAGGAAATGGTGGGGGTGGGACTATTGATATATATCAAAATGGAATATTAGTTAGTGCTAGTGTTCCCTTTATAAATTTTAGTGGTTCAGAAGTAATAACAGGATTTGGTGTTAGTGGAAGCAACACTGGTGTAACTGTTTATATTTCTGGTTCAGGAGGAGTAGGATTCCCATTTTCAGGTTCAGCCGTTATCACTGGATCTTTAGTTATTTCTGGGTCTTCTCAACCTCTTATAATACAAACTCTACCAGTTCAATCTGGTCCTTATGTTGTTACATATAACCCTGTTTCAGGTCTTTTTGGATATGTAAATTCTACTTCTGGTACAAGTGGTGTATCAGGTACAAATGGTACAGCAGGAGTTTCAGGAATAAGTAATACATCTGGTACAGGAGGTACTTCAGGTACAACAGGTACAAGTGGTACAGCGGGTGCTTCAGGAGCAGGAAATTCAAGTGCTTCTAGTGGTACTTCAGGAACTAGTGGTACAAATGGTACAACAGGAGCAGCAGGTGCTTCAAATTCAAGTCAATCAAGTGGAACAAGTGGTTCATCTGGTACTTCGGGTACAGCAGGTGCTATAGGTTCTAGTAATTCAAGCCAATCAAGTGGAACAAGTGGTTCATCTGGTACTTCAGGTACAGCAGGTGCTGCTGGTGCTTCAAATAGTAGTGCTTCATCAGGAACTTCAGGTACTACTGGATCTAATGGTAGTACAGGCCTTTCAGGTTCCTCAGGTGCAAGTGGTTCTTCACAATCAAGTGGAACTTCAGGATCAACTGGTACTAATGGTACAGCAGGTGCTGTAGGTTCTTCGGCTTCAAGTGCTTCTAGTGGAACAAGTGGTACTAATGGTACATCAGGTACAGCAGGAGCTGCTGGTTTATCTAATAGCAGTGCTTCTTCTGGTACATCTGGTACAAATGGTACATCAGGTATAGCTGGAGTAGCAGGAGCAAGTGCTTTAAGTACTTCATCAGGTACTAGTGGTTCATCTGGTACTTCGGGTACAGCAGGTGCAAATGGAGCAAATAGTACTTCAGGTATAAGCGGAACAAGTGGTTCTTCAGGATCTACAGGTACTGCGGGTGCTGCTGGTTTAAGTAGATCATCAGATTCATCTGGAACTAGTGGTAGTTCAGGTTCAACAGGTACTACAGGTACAAATGGTTTAGCAGGTGCTTCAAATAGTAGCGCTTCTTCCGGTACTTCTGGATCTTCAGGTTCAACAGGTACAGCAGGTGCTGCAGGAGCAAGTCAATCAAGTCAATCATCTGGAACATCTGGTACTACAGGTACTAGTGGTTCTAGTGGTATAGCAGGTGCAAGTGGTACAAGTGTAACTAGTGGTACTAGTGGTTCAAGTGGTTCTACAGGTTCAAGTGGTTCTACTGGTACAGCAGGTGCTGCAGGAGCAAGTGCGTCAAGTACATCTTCAGGAACAAGTGGTTCTTCAGGTTCAACAGGAACATCAGGAACACAAGGAGCAGCAGGACAAAGCCGTTTAAGTGATTCATCTGGAACAAGCGGTTCTTCAGGTTCATCTGGTACTACAGGTACTAATGGTGTTGCTGGTTCCTCAACTTCAAGTCAATCTTCAGGAACTTCTGGTTCTAGTGGTTCTACAGGAACTGCGGGTACTGCAGGAGCAGCAGGTGCTTCAAATTCAAGTCAATCATCAGGTACAAGTGGTACAGCAGGTACATCTGGATCTACAGGTACAAATGGTACTGCAGGTGCTGCGGGTGGTAGTACGTCAAGTGCTTCTAGTGGAACATCAGGATCTTCAGGATCAACAGGTACTAATGGAACAGCTGGTGCTGCAGGTGCAAGTGTTTCAAGTGCATCAAGTGGAACTTCAGGTTCAAGTGGTTCTGCTGGTACTTCAGGTACAGCAGGTGCTGCAGGAACAAGTCAATCAAGTTCTTCATCTGGTACTTCAGGTTCATCTGGTAGTACTGGTTCAACTGGTACAGCAGGTGCTGCTGGTGCTTCACGTTTAAGTGATACTTCAGGTACTTCTGGTACTTCTGGATCTTCAGGATCAACTGGTACAAATGGTACTGCGGGGGCTGCAGGTGGTAGTACTTCAAGCGCATCAAGTGGAACTAGTGGATCTTCAGGTTCAACTGGTACAAATGGTACTGCTGGAATAGCAGGTAATAGCACTTCAAGTGCTTCTAGTGGTACAGCAGGTACATCTGGTTCTACAGGTACTTCTGGTACTGCAGGAGCAGCTGGAGCAAGTAATTCAAGTCAATCTTCAGGAACTTCTGGTTCTAGTGGTTCATCAGGATCTACAGGTTCAGCAGGTGCTGCTGGTTCTAGTAGACTAAGTGATTCATCAGGAACAAGTGGTTCTTCTGGTTCATCAGGATCAACGGGTACTAATGGTACCGCAGGTGCTGCTGGAGCTTCAACATCAAGTGCTTCTTCTGGAACAAGTGGTTCAAGTGGTTCTACAGGTACTTCTGGTACTGCAGGAGCAGCTGGAGCAAGTAATTCAAGTCAATCAAGTGGTACATCTGGTTCATCAGGTAGTACTGGTACTGCTGGTACAGCAGGTAATAGTAATTCAAGTACATCAAGTGGAACCTCAGGTTCTTCAGGTTCTTCAGGTTCAGTAGGTGCTGCTGGTGCTAGTCAATCAAGTAATTCAAGTGGAACTAGTGGTAGTACAGGATCTAGTGGTTCATCAGGACTAAATGGGTTTAACGGACTTTCTGGACAAAGTGGTTCATCAGGTTCAAATGGTTCATCAGGTGTTGATGGAACAAGTGGTGCAAGTAAGTCTTCAGGTACAAGTGGTTCATCGGGTACAACAGGTACAGCAGGTGCTACAGGTTCATCTCAATCTTCCCAATCTTCAGGTACCTCAGGTACTTCAGGTTCTACAGGTACAGCAGGTACAGCAGGATCTGGAAGTTTAAGTTCATCAAGTGGTACAAGTGGTTCATCAGGTAGTACAGGTTCAGCAGGTGCTGCTGGTACTTCAAATTTAAGTGCATCTTCAGGTACAAGTGGTTCTTCAGGTAGTGCAGGTACAAATGGTACCGCGGGTGCTGCAGGTGGTAGTACTTCAAGTGCATCTTCAGGTACTAGTGGCTCATCTGGTTCAACAGGTACTTCAGGTACTCAAGGTGCCGCTGGTCAAAGTAGACTAAGTGATTCATCAGGTACAAGCGGCTCTTCAGGTTCATCTGGTACAACTGGTACAAATGGTTTAGCTGGTGGAAGTAATTCAAGCGCATCTTCAGGTACTTCAGGTACAAGTGGTTCTACAGGAACTTCAGGTACTGCTGGAGCTGCTGGTGGAAGTGCTTTAAGTCAATCATCTGGTACTAGTGGTACATCAGGTTCTACAGGAACTGCGGGTACTGCAGGAGCAGCAGGTGCTTCAAATTCAAGTCAATCAAGTGGAACAAGTGGTTCATCTGGTAGTACTGGTTCAACTGGTACAGCAGGTGCTGCTGGTGCTTCACGTTTAAGTGATACAAGCGGTACTTCAGGAACTTCAGGTACATCTGGTAGTACTGGTACTAATGGTACTGCTGGAGCTTCAGGTGCCTCAACATCAAGTGCTTCATCTGGAACTTCAGGATCTTCAGGATCTACAGGTACTAATGGAACAGCAGGTGCAGCTGGTATTTCAAATTCAAGTAATAGCTCAGGTACTTCAGGTTCAAGTGGTTCTACAGGTTCTGCAGGAGCTGCTGGTTCTTCAGCATCAAGTGCTTCTTCAGGAACAAGTGGTAGTACAGGATCTAGTGGTTCAGCAGGTATATCAGGTGCTTCAGGTGCTAGTGGTTCTTCTCAATCTAGTGGATCTTCAGGTTCATCAGGTACAAATGGTACTTCTGGAGCTGCAGGTGCTGCAGGTTCAAGCGCTTTAAGTACCTCAAGTGGTACATCAGGTTCATCAGGTACTAATGGTACAGCTGGTGCTGCAGGGGCAAGCCAATTAAGCCAATCCTCAGGCACAAGTGGTTCTTCAGGTAGTACAGGAACAAATGGTACCGCTGGTAATTCTGGTACTTCAAATTCTAGTGCGTCTTCAGGAACAAGTGGTTCATCGGGTAGTAATGGTTCTGCAGGAGCTGCTGGTTCTTCGGCATCAAGTGCTTCATCTGGAACATCAGGTTCTTCAGGTTCAACAGGTACTGCGGGTGCTGCAGGTTCATCTCAATTAAGCCAATCTTCAGGTACAAGTGGTTCAAGCGGTAGTACAGGAACTTCTGGTACTGCTGGATCTGCTGGTCAAAGTCGTTTAAGTGATAGTTCAGGAACATCAGGTTCAAGTGGTACATCAGGTTCAACAGGAACTAATGGTACTGCTGGAGCTGCTGGTTCTTCAAATACAAGTAATACATCTGGTACTAGTGGTTCTGCTGGTACAAACGGTACAGCAGGTGCTGCTGGAGCTTCTACTTCAAGTGCTTCTTCTGGTACAAGTGGTACTTCTGGTTCTACTGGTACAAATGGTACAGCAGGTAATGCTGGAACTAGTAATTTAAGTGCATCAAGTGGTACTTCTGGAACTAGTGGTTCTACAGGTTCTGCAGGAGCTGCTGGTTCTTCAGCATCAAGTGCTTCTTCAGGAACATCAGGTTCTTCAGGTAGTACAGGTTCAGCAGGTAATGCTGGAACTAGTAATTCAAGTGCATCAAGTGGTACTTCTGGGTCTTCTGGTACAAGTGGTACAGCAGGTGCTGTTGGTGGAAGTGCTTCAAGTGCATCAAGTGGTACTTCTGGATCTTCAGGATCTACAGGAACATCAGGAACACAAGGAGCAGCAGGACAAAGCCGTTTAAGTGATAGTTCAGGAACTTCAGGTTCTTCTGGAACTAGTGGTTCAACAGGTACTAATGGTACTGCAGGTGCTTCTGGAACTAGTAATAGTAGTGCATCTTCAGGTACAAGTGGTTCTAGTGGTTCAACAGGTACTAATGGTACTGCAGGTGCTTCTGGAACTAGTAATAGTAGTGCATCTTCAGGTACAAGTGGTTCTAGTGGTTCTACAGGAACAAATGGTACAGCAGGTAATGCGGGTTCATCTCAATCAAGTGCTTCTAGTGGTACAGCAGGTACAAGTGGTTCTTCAGGAACTGCAGGTACAGCAGGTGCTGCTGGTGCTTCAAATTCAAGTCAATCGTCTGGTACAAGCGGAACAAGTGGTTCTACAGGAACTACTGGTACTGCTGGTAACGCAGGTGCTTCAAATAATAGTACCTCTTCAGGTACTAGTGGTTCTAGTGGTTCTGCTGGTACTGCAGGTACCGCCGGTGCTTCTGGAGCTTCAAATTCTAGTGCATCAAGTGGAACAAGTGGTTCATCTGGTTCTACTGGTTCACAAGGTGCTGCTGGTTCTTCTCGTTTAAGTGATACAAGTGGTACTTCAGGTTCATCAGGATCTACAGGTACTACAGGTACAAATGGTTTAGCTGGAGGAAGTGCTTCAAGTGCTTCAAGTGGTACAGCTGGAACTTCAGGTTCTTCAGGAACAAACGGAACAGCAGGTGCTGTAGGTTCTTCAGCTTCAAGTGCATCAAGTGGTACAGCAGGTACATCAGGTTCTTCAGGAACAAACGGAACAGCAGGTGCTGCTGGAACAGGTGCTTCAAGTAATACATCAGGAACAAGTGGTAGTACTGGTACTAATGGTACTGCGGGTAATGCAGGTTCATCACAATCAAGTGCTTCATCTGGAACTAGTGGTTCTAGTGGTTCTACAGGAACAAGTGGTACAGCAGGTAATACTGGTTCATCACAATCAAGCGCTTCCTCTGGTACAAGTGGTTCATCAGGTAGTACAGGTTCAGCAGGTGCTGCAGGAGCTAGTGCTTTAAGTAATACATCAGGAACTTCAGGTTCATCTGGTTCAAATGGTAACGCAGGTGTTGCTGGTTTAAGCAACGTAAGTGCAACTTCAGGAACTTCAGGTTCAAATGGTACATCAGGTAATGCTGGAGCAGCAGGTTCAAGCGCATCAAGTGCATCTTCAGGTACCTCAGGTTCTTCAGGAACAAATGGTACAGCAGGAGCAGCAGGTGCTTCAAATAGTAGCTCTTCATCTGGTACTTCAGGTTCAAGTGGTTCAGCTGGAACAGCTGGTACTGCAGGAGCCGCAGGTGCTTCAAATTCTAGCGCTTCTAGTGGTACTAGTGGTTCATCAGGATCTACAGGTTCACAAGGTGCTGCAGGTTTAAGCAGATTAAGTGATAGTTCAGGTACCTCAGGTTCAAGTGGTTCATCAGGTACAACTGGTACAAACGGTTTAGCTGGTGCTTCTTCATCAAGTGCTTCTAGTGGAACATCAGGTTCTAGTGGTTCAACAGGTACTAATGGTACAGCTGGAGCCGCTGGTACTTCAAATAGTAGCGCTTCTAGCGGTACAGCAGGTACTTCAGGTTCAACAGGAACTTCAGGTACGGCAGGTGCTTCAGGTGCTTCAAATAGTAGTGCTTCTTCTGGTACAAGTGGTTCCTCAGGTAGCGCAGGTTCAGCAGGTAATGCTGGTTCAAGTAATTCAAGTACAAGTTCAGGTACTTCAGGATCTAGTGGTTCAGCTGGAACAGCTGGTACTGCTGGAGCTGCAGGTACAAGTCAATCAAGTGCATCAAGTGGAACTTCAGGTACATCAGGTAGCAATGGTACAGCAGGTGCTGCTGGTACTTCTAATATAAGTGCTTCATCAGGTACTTCTGGATCTTCAGGTTCAACAGGTACAGCAGGTGCTGCAGGAGCAAGTCAATCAAGCCAATCTTCAGGAACAAGTGGTTCTTCAGGTTCAACAGGTACTTCAGGTACTACTGGAGCTGCAGGATTAAGTCGTTCAAGTGACAGTTCAGGTACTTCAGGTTCAAGTGGTTCATCTGGTACTACAGGTACAAATGGTTTAGCCGGTGGAAGTAATTCAAGCGCTTCTTCAGGAACTTCAGGTTCATCAGGATCTGCTGGTACAGCAGGTACAGCAGGAGCTGCAGGTTCAAGTCAATTTAGTGCTTCTTCTGGTACAAGTGGTTCATCAGGATCTACAGGTTCAGCAGGTGCTGCTGGAACTTCTAATACAAGTAATTCAAGTGGAACAAGTGGTTCATCAGGTACTAATGGTACTGCTGGTGTATCTGGTTCTTCATCATCAAGTGCTAGTTCTGGTACTGCTGGTTCTTCAGGAACAAGCGGTTCTACAGGAACAAACGGAACAGCAGGTGTTGCTGGTTCTTCAGCTTCAAGTGCATCTTCAGGTACTGCAGGTACAAGTGGTTCTACAGGTACAGCAGGTACTTCAGGAAATGCTAATTCAAGTGCTTCTAGTGGTACATCAGGTACTTCAGGTTCAACAGGTACATCAGGTAATGCTGGAGGAAGTAATACAAGTGCTTCATCAGGAACTTCAGGTTCATCAGGATCTGCGGGTACAGCAGGTACAGCGGGTGCTGCTGGAGCAAGTCAATCAAGTGCTTCAAGTGGAACAAGTGGTTCAAGTGGTTCTACAGGAACAAGTGGTACACAAGGTGCTGCTGGTCAAAGCCGTTTAAGTGACAGCTCAGGAACATCAGGTTCAAGCGGAACAAGCGGTTCTACAGGTACTAATGGTACTGCAGGTGCTGCTGGTACCTCAAATTCAAGTGCTAGTTCTGGTACTGCCGGTTCTTCAGGAACAAGTGGTTCAGCAGGTACTAATGGTACAGCAGGTAATGCAGGTTCAAGCACATCAAGTGCTTCTAGTGGTACATCAGGTACATCAGGTTCTTCAGGAACTGCAGGTACAGCAGGTGCTGCTGGAGCTTCAAATTCAAGTAACTCATCAGGTACAAGTGGAACTTCAGGTTCAACAGGTACTATAGGAACAGCAGGTGCTGCTGGTACAAGTAATTCAAGTACAACCTCAGGAACATCAGGTTCATCAGGTTCATCGGGAACTGCTGGTACAGCAGGAGCTGCAGGTTCATCTCAATCTTCTCAATCTTCTGGTACTTCAGGTACTAGTGGTTCATCAGGATCTACAGGTTCAGCAGGTGCTGCTGGTTCAAGTAGATTATCTGATTCATCAGGTACTAGTGGTAGTTCAGGTTCAACAGGTACTACAGGTACAAATGGTTTAGCAGGAGCAAGTGCATCAAGTGCTTCATCAGGTACTTCAGGTTCATCAGGTTCAACTGGAACTTCAGGTACAGCAGGTGCTTCAGGTGCTTCTAATTCATCAGCTTCAAGTGGTACTTCAGGAACTTCAGGTTCAACAGGTACAGCAGGTACTGCAGGAGCAGCAGGTGCTTCAAATAGTAGTGCTTCTTCAGGAACTTCAGGTTCATCTGGATCTGCAGGTACTATAGGAACAGCTGGCGCTTCAGGAGCAAGTAATTCAAGTGCAAGTTCAGGAACATCAGGATCTTCAGGTTCTGCAGGTACTGCTGGCACAGCAGGTGCTGCTGGGGTTTCAAACTCTAGTGCTTCATCTGGAACTTCAGGTTCATCAGGATCTACAGGTACCCAAGGTGCTGCCGGTTCTTCTCGTTTAAGTGATAGTTCAGGAACTTCAGGTACAAGTGGTTCTACTGGTACAACTGGTACAAATGGTTTAGCAGGTGCTTCAAATTCAAGTGCTTCAAGTGGTACAGCAGGTACCTCAGGTTCAACCGGAACTAATGGTACAACTGGAGCATCAGGTGCTTCAAATAATAGTGCATCTTCTGGAACAAGTGGTTCTTCAGGATCTACAGGTACTACGGGTACAGCTGGAGCAGCAGGTGCAAGTAATTCATCAAATTCTAGTGGAACAAGTGGTTCTACAGGATCTAATGGTACGGCAGGTAACGCGGGTTCAAGTAACGCATCAAATTCAAGTGGTACTAGTGGTACTAGTGGTTCAGGAGGTTCAGCAGGTATTGGAGGTGCTTCAGGTGCTTCCGCTGCTAGTGCTTCATCAGGAACTTCAGGTACATCAGGCACAAATGGTACATCAGGTAATAATGGTGCTTCAAATTCAAGTGCATCATCAGGTACAAGCGGTACATCAGGTACAACTGGTACAAATGGTTTAGCTGGTGCAAGTGCATCATCAAATACAAGTGGAACTTCAGGTTCTTCAGGAACTAATGGTAATGCTGGTGTAGCAGGAGCTAGTGCTTCTAGTGCTTCAAGTGGAACTAGTGGTTCTAGTGGTACAACAGGTACTCAAGGAGCAGCTGGAGGAAGTAGACTAAGTGACACGTCAGGTACTTCAGGTACAAGTGGATCAAGTGGTTCAACAGGAACAAATGGTACAGCAGGTATAGGAGCTCTAAGTAACACAGCTGGTACAGCCGGAACTAGTGGTACAATAGGTACTACAGGATTGGGAGGTAACAGCGGAGCAAGTAACACATCAGGAACAAGTGGTACAACAGGTTCAAATGGTAACGCTGGAGCCGCTGGTTCAAGTGCATCAAGTGCTTCTTCAGGAACTAGTGGAACATCAGGTTCAAATGGAACAAACGGTAACGCGGGTGCCGCAGGTTTAAGTAATATAAGTGCTACTTCAGGAACCACAGGTTCAAATGGTACAAATGGTTTACCAGGAGTGTCAGGAATAAGCGCAGCTAGCGCGACATCAGGTTCAAGTGGTTCTAATGGTTCAAACGGTAATGCTGGTATAGCAGGCCAATCAGCTTTAAGTGCTACTTCTGGCACTAGTGGTTCTTCAGGTACAACAGGTACAACAGGGGCTGCTGGAGTTGCTGGTTCAAGTGCATCAAGTGCTTCAAGTGGAACAAGTGGTACTAACGGTACTTCAGGTGGACCTGGTATAGCAGGTTTAAGCGCAGCTAGTGCAACTTCTGGTTCATCAGGATCAAATGGTACTAACGGTGTAGCAGGTGCTGCTGGTTCAAGTGCTTTAAGTGCAACTTCAGGAACTACAGGTTCAAGTGGTACAAGTGGTAACGCAGGAGCAGCGGGTGCAAGTGCATCTAGCGCATCTTCAGGAACATCTGGTTCAAGTGGTTCATCAGGTACAAGTGGTTTAGCTGGTGCTTCTGGTTTAAGTGCTGCTAGTGCATCAAGTGGTTCAAGTGGTACAAACGGTACTAATGGAAACGCTGGAGCAGCAGGTGCAAGTGCATCAAGTGCATCTTCAGGTACTACAGGTACTAATGGTACAAGTGGTAATGCTGGAGCAGCAGGTGCGAGCGCATTAAGTGCTTCTAGTGGTACTTCAGGAACATCAGGATCTACAGGTACTAATGGAAATGCGGGTGCCGCAGGTTCAAGTAATATAAGTGCTACTTCAGGTACTACAGGTTCAAATGGTACTAACGGCTTACCTGGAGTATCAGGGGTAAGTGCAGCTAGTGCGACTTCAGGTTCAAGTGGTTCTAATGGTACAAATGGTAACGCAGGTATAGCAGGTCAATCTGCTCTAAGTGCTACTTCAGGAACATCTGGATCAACAGGTACAACAGGTACAACAGGTAACGCAGGTGCTGCTGGTTCAAGTGCTTTAAGTGCTACTTCAGGAACTACAGGTTCAAGTGGTACAAATGGTTTACCTGGAACAATAGGAATAAGTGCAGCTAGTGCGACTTCAGGTACTACAGGTTCAAATGGTACTTCTGGAAACCCAGGTATAGCTGGAAATAGTGCTTCAAGTGCTACATCAGGTTCAGGAGGTACTAATGGTACTAACGGAGCGGCTGGTGCTGGTGGATTAAGTGCAGGAAGTAATACATCTGGTACAAGTGGTACTAATGGTACAGCAGGTAACGCTGGAGCTGCTGCTTCTTCTAACACAAGTGGAACTTCTGGTTCATCAGGAACAACAGGCGCAGCTGGTGCCGCTGGTTCAAGTAATTCAAGTGCTACTTCAGGAACCACAGGTTCAAATGGTACTTCTGGAGGACCTGGTATAGCAGGTTTAAGTGCTGCAAGTAATACATCAGGTACTTCAGGTTCAAGTGGTACTGGAGGTACATCAGGTATAGGTGGATTAGCAGGTGCTTCTTCTACAAGTAATACAAGTGGAACAAGTGGTTCAACAGGTACAACAGGTACTCAAGGCGCGGCTGGTCAAAGTCGTTTAAGTGACACTTCAGGTACTTCAGGTTCAAGTGGTACTACAGGTACTACTGGTACTAATGGTTTAAGTGTTGGTGGTTCAACTTCAGGAACTTCAGGTTCAGCAGGTTCATCAGGTGTATCTATTAACGGTACTTCAGGTATTAGTGGTGGTGTATTTAACAACCAACCAAATTATATAGTATATACAGTAAGTGGAACAACAGTACAAAGTACAAATTTCTTATACGCTGATATTACAAATAGTAGATTTGGTGTTGGTACTACTTCTCCATCATATCCATTACATGTAGCAACAAATGTGAGTGGTATTTCAATATATGCAGCTTATGATATTCAAGCATTTTCAGATGAAAGAGTAAAAGCAAATGTTAAAGTAATTGAAAATTCTCTTAATAAAATCCAACAAATTGATGGTGTTACATTTATAAGAACTGATAATCCATCAAACCCAACACAAAGACATGCTGGTGTAATTGCTCAACAAATAGAAAAAGTACTACCAGAAGTAGTAAGTACAGATAAAGAAACAGGAATTAAATCAGTAGCATATGGTAATATAAGTGGATTGTTGATTGAAGCTATTAAAGAATTGAATAAAAAAGTAGAAAATTTACAAAATCAATTAAATAGTAAATAATGGCGGTTCCAAGTACAAATGTAAAATTTAGTGATATATGGAGTGAGGCTAATGGTACCTATTCTACAGGTATCCTTAGCCTAAACACTATGAGTTTTTTTTCATATTTTGCTGGTCCTAATGGTTCAAATTCACAAGCAGCAAATAATTGGGGTCAAGGTGAAGGATCAGGAGCTAATAGAATTTATGGAACATCAGCTAAAACAACTCTTATTCAAGTAGGTGATTTTGATGGATTAACATATTTTTATAATAATTCAACTTATCAAGTAACTTTAAATGTAACAAATAATAAAACAAATCCACCACCATTCCCACCACCTCCTGTTGATAATGCGGTTAACGTAAATGTTGAATTATGGGATTCATCTTTTTCATACCAATATTTAAGTGGAGGAGGTATGGCTAATGCTCCTGGTACTTATGGTCCCTCTTCTGTTAGTCAAACAAATGATCCTATTATTTATAGAGGTTATTGGAAAGTAACAATTTCAGGAGCTAACCCCTCATTTGCTGGAGGTACCGCAAATTTATCTATAAATGGTACTAATTTTTTTACCGGACAAGCAGTAGCAGCTGGCCCAGGAGGTACTACATTCACCTCAACAACATACGGAACAGCGGATGTAGCAGCATATTTAGGACTTACTGGTTTGTATTTTGATGTAACTGTAAATTAATTATGATAATAACAGATTGGATACCAACATATGAATTTTTAGGTTATGCTCCTAATGATGCCTTAGAACAAGAAATATATAATAAAGCTATTGAAGTAGGTACAGGGTGGAAAAAAGGTAATCCAAAAAATCCAAATGAATACCCTTATTTAAAAAAAATAACATCTTATTCTCAAGCATTTTTACAACAATATTTTCAAGATAGAGTAGGAAATTTTTAATAAAACTTGGTACTTTAAGTACTTTTTATTATATTTATTGTCAACATTGTTATGAAAAAATTGTTATTTATTGCTCCACATTTATCGACAGGTGGGCTGCCTCAATACCTAACCAAAAAAATAGAGTTATTAAAAGATGAATTTGATGTTTATCTTGTGAATGGGTAGATTGCACTGGTGGTGTATTAGTTGTGACTAAAAATAAAATAACGCAACTCGTTGCTCCTGAAAAGTTCTACACATTAGACGATAATAAACAGCGATTAATTAATATTATTAATAATATCCAACCTGATATTATTCATTTAGAAGAAATACCAGAATTTTTTATGGATGAAAATATTGCTCGACAAATTTATACTCAAGATAGAAACTATAAAATTGTAGAAACATCACATGATTCATCTTATAACACAGAAAATAAAAAATTCTACCCAGATAAATTTATGTTTGTATCTCAATGGCAAATTAATCAATATAAAGATTTAGATATTCCTAAAGTATTAGTTGAATATCCTATTGAATATATTGAACGTCCTAATAGAGAGGAAGCACTAAAAGCATTAGGGTTAGATCCTAATAAAAAACATATTTTACATGTTGGTTTATACACATCAAGAAAAAACCAATCAGAATTTTTTAAATATGCTAAAGCATTTCCTGAATATGAGTTTCATAGTTTAGGAAATAGAGCAGATAATTTTAGATGGTATTGGGAACCATTAG